AACTATGGCGTTCAAAGTATTGTTATTACTGATAGTCCGTTATTGACTAATGCTGATGCTTTGGTTCTTGCTGAATATCTTTTGCGTGCTGATCCTAACTACTGGTTCACAGGGCTTTCTATCAATATGCACAGATTGACAGATGCACAACGCCTATCTGTATCCACGCTTGATATTGGTAGTTTTGTTTCTGTTATCAAATCTTTCAAATATGGTACGCCATCTGTGGTTCAGAAGAACTTGTATGTTGAAGGTATTGATCACAGGATTACTTCTACTACGCATCATATTGATTTGCATTTTTCACCTGTTGGTTATTCACAGCCGTGGTCTAGTGTTACGCCAACATTGACTTGGGAATCAGTACCTGCTGGGTTATCGTGGTCTAATCTTATTTGGACAATTCTTTAGGGGTTTTGATGGCAGGCACAACTACAAACTTTGCGATTCCGTATCCATCTTCTACTGATTATGTAACTGATGGTGCTACTGCTATGCGCAGCCTTGCTGATCAGGTTGATGCTGTTTTGTTCACTGGTTCTTCTTCAGGCAATCTTCTGATCAATGGTGCTATGCAGGTCAGCCAGCGTTCTGCTGTTGGCACAGCAGTTACAGGTTTGACAACAACTGGTTATAACACTGCTGATCGTTGGGTGTCTCAAATTGGCACAATTGGTACATGGACACAAACAACTATTGCTGATGCACCTACTGGTTCAGGATTTCGCAACAGTCTGAAACTTGCCTGCACAACTGCTGATGCTTCACCAGCAGGTGGTGATTTTCTTACTGTCACACAGAAAATTGAAGGACAAAACCTACAAGCCATACGCAAAGGCACAGCATCAGCGCAAACACTCACATTGTCTTTTTGGGTAAAAGCATTTCAGACAGGTACATTCATTGTTGAATTGCGTGATGAAGATAACACTAGGATTTGTTGCAAGGCTTACACCATTGCTGTTTCTAATACTTGGGAATATAAAACAGTGTTGTTCCCTGCTGATACAACAGGTGCGTTTGACAATGACAGCAATAGTTCACTAACTGTGAACTGGTGGTTGGGTGCTGGTTCTTCTTATACTTCTGGCACATTGCAAACAACTTGGGCTGCTTCTGTTGATATCAATCGTGCTGTTGGGCAAACAAACTTGGCTTCTTCAACTAGCAATACTTTCTTTCTTACTGGCACACAACTTACTGTTGGTTCTGTTGCTACACCATTTGAGTTCAAATCTTTTGATAATGATTTGCGTGATTGCCAACGGTATTACCAAAGGATCACAGCAAGTGGTGGTGACAACACATTCTGCGCAGGTATGTTCCTAAGCACTACACAACCAATTGGTTCTTTCAACTTTCCAGAGATGAGAGCAGCACCAACATTCAATTTTTCCAATGGCACATATGATGTTGTTACTGCTGGTGTTGCACCTACCTGCACTTCTATAACTGGTTTCAATGCAACAAGATCAACTGCACAATTAGGTGGTACAACAGGTGGTGCTGTCAATGGTGGTGGAACTGTCTATCGTCTTGATAGTGGCTTTTTTGATTTGAGTGCTGAATTATGATTTACAAAACTTTTTTAGATCCGTTTGGAAAACCTGCAAACGCAATCATACGCACTGATGATGGTGCTTGTATTCCAATGGATATAGATAATGTTGATTATCAGCAATATCTTGCGTGGGTTGCTGAAGGTAACACAGCAGAAGAATGGCAACCAGAAAGTGAAGGTAACTAATGGCTGGTTTAGGTGCAAAACTTTTTACTGCATTCAGTAAATTGACAGCAGCACAGGTCAATGGTTATTTGATGGATCAATCCATTATGCGTTTTGCTTCTGCTGCTGTGCGTGATGCAGCCTTTGGTGGTGCTGGTGAACCAACACTTGCTGAAGGCATGACCTGTTATCTTGATGATCTGAATGTGTTGCAGACATATACAGGTACAGCATGGGTAAGTTTGGCTTCATCTGCTGGTTCAGTTGTGCAAACAAAACAAACTGTACTGAATACAGCAACATCAACTACCAGTATTGTTCCTACTGATGTTGTAGGGTTTTCAGTAACTATCACACCAACAAGCGCAACCAGTAAAGTATTGGTGACAGTAAATCTGAATGTTGGTTTTTTGTCGGCAGATGATACTAGTTACCTTCTTTTGCGTGGCAGTACAGCCATTTCAGTTGGTACTGGTGGCACAAATGCTGTTTCTGCATACAAGCGTGGAAACCTTATTGGTGATACTGGAATGGATACAGTAGATATTGTTTTTTTGGATTCACCAGCAACTACAAGCGCAACAACATACAAGATGCAGTATTTCACCAGAGTTGGTACAGCATTTGTGAATAGGCGTGGCTCTGATACTTCGTTTATCACATCATCATCTATAACAGTGCAAGAAATTGCTGCGTAGTTATGAATGAAATTGTTGTTGCTGTTATTGGTATGACAGGTGCGCTGCTGGTGGCAATGGTTGAAACTACACGCAGGCAAAACAATCGTGATCACGCCAGCAATTCAGACAAACTAGATAGCGTCATAACCAAAATAGACAACGTGGATAACCGGCTTGGCAACCACATTGACTGGCACGCGCACAAGGAAACAAAATGAAACGTCTAGCCCTAATCACGTTGATCGCGATGAGCTTGTCCAGTTGTGCGGATCGCACAAGAGTAAATTGCGAACGCGTCAAAAATAAAGCATTGAACGTGGTTGATACAACTATTCAAATTGGTGGTGGTCGCTGTGGCTAAGGCACGATACACAAACGATGAAATAAAAGCGCGATTGATTTTGATTGTTGGCATCACATTGTCGGTGACATTCTTAGCATCTACTGGCGCGTTGCTATACGGATTGCTATTTGTGGTACAGCCTTTGGAAGTTAGCGAGAACGACAAGTCCGCGTGGGCTTTGTTATCGCCAATGATGCTCTTTCTTAGTGGCGCGCTATCTTCTCTATTGGCAAGCAACGGTTTGAAGAACCCAATGAAACAAGATAAAAAGGAAACAGAATGAACATCAACCTAACCAAACAACAACAGGCAATGATCGCGTCGTATGCGCGTGCTTTGCTCGCTTCGGCAGTGGCTACATATTCTGCTACGCAAAGCCCAACGGCAACGTTGAATGCTGTATGGGCTGCTGCTATCCCGACAGCGTTACGTTATTTCAATAAGAATGATCAGGCATTTGGTCGTGGCGCGTAAATATACCGGCAACAGCGATGGCGTTGCGAAGAACAATAAAGCGCGCGAAGGTGTTGAAGAATTGTTCCGTATCTGCAAAAAGAATTACGGCTTCACCAATTTGGGAATGTTCGCCAACCGGCGCATGAACAACGACGCAGCGAAAGCAGATCCGAATAATCCAAAATGGCTATCTGTTCATGCCACCGGACGTGCAGTTGATATGGGCTATACAGATCGCAGAAAGGCTTTGGAATGTTGGGAGTTTTTGATTGCCAATACCGAAGCGTTAGGTATTGAGGAGATACATGACTACGCTTTTGATCCTGATGGTGCTGGCGCGGGCAAGGCTTGGGGTCGCGGTTTCAGATGTAGTCGCGGAGAGAATTTGCGTGGCGTAAAGGTGTTCAGTGCTACCGATAATGCCGGAACGCCAAACGGAAAATGGCTGCACGTGGAACTTTCTCCGGCGATGGCGGATAACGCCAAGGCTTTCCGTGATGCGTGGATTGCTTGCAAAAACAAGCCGAAGTAGTTACTGTTATCCACAGGCATTCGTGCCATAAATAAAAACAGGGAGAAGGAGAAACTAATGAGCTTGGCGAAAGACTTTGCCAATGAATCTGTTGCGCGTAGCCGTTCACAGATACAAATGATTATTGACGCGTTATCGGGGAATGATCTTCGTGACTTTATTGAAGCGTTGAATAATAGAGACATTGCGAACGCTGCAATTGCTCGCGTGATGGAACGACGTGGTTTCAAGTTAGATGCGAAACGTGTTTCCGAGTATCGGCTTGGAAATAACAAATATGAATTGGACGGTAAGCATGTCTCTAAGTGATGAGTTCAGCGAAGAACTAAATGAAGTGTTGGTCAAGGCTGAATTGATCAAGGCACGTCGGCAGCGCGATAGTGCACAAAATGAAGTTGTCCGTCTGACGGATCAATTGGAGATGACCAACCGCGCGTTGTTTGTTGTTGAGCAAGCAGAAAATGCGAAGTTATCTCCGCCAACGTGGTTGTCTCCGGCGAAACCAAAGAAGTCTGCTGTGACGCTTGTTGTGATGTTGTCTGATACTCATTTTGACGAAGTTGTTTTGCCGGAAGAAGTTGAAGGGTTGAATGCGTATAACCGCGAGATCGCTGTTCTTCGTTTGAACAAGTGGACAGAAAACGTTGTCAAGTTGGCGCGCGATTATCTATCCGGCGTTACTTATGATGGCATCGTTGTGTTGTTGGGTGGCGATATCTTTTCCGGCGACATTCACGAGGAGCTTGCGCAAACGAACGAGGACACAATGTTGGGATCGTTGTTGTATTGGGCAGAACAATTGAGCGCGTCGCTTGACTTATTGGGTGATGAGTTCAAGAAAGTTCATGTTGCTTCGGTTGTGGGTAATCACGGACGTATGACGCGTAAGCCACGTATGAAGTTGCGCGCCAAAACAAACTTTGATTGGCTGTTGGCGAAAATGATTGAACGCAATTTCAAAGACGATAAACGTTTCACATTCCAAATTCCAGAGGGTGCTGATGTTCTTGTTGAGATCTATGGTCAGGGGCATTTGATGACGCACGGTGATCAAGTTTCTGGCGGTGGCGGTATCGGTGGTATCTATCCACCTATTATGAGAATGCGTGCGCGGAAGTCACAGCGTTATCTGGCGACACAAACAAATTTCAAGACGTTGTGGTTGGGGCATTGGCATCAATACATCTCAACTCCGTCAATGATTGTGAACGGATCTTTGAAGGGTGTTGATGAATACGCGTTTATCAATAACTTTTCTTTTGAGCAGCCACAGCAAGCGTTGGCTATTGTTGATCCGCAAAAAGGAATCACTATTCAAGCACCTGTCTTTTGTCAGGATCGCAAAAAAGAAGGTTGGTGAATATGCGCACGTTGTTGTTGGTTGAATGGGCTGATGCGCATGATGGCACGGAAACTTGGACAGCAATAGATGATCTGATTGACGATGGTGAAGTGATCATTACTTCTGTTGGTATTCAACTTGATGAAGATGCCGGTGGTAAAAAAGGGCACGTTTGTTTGGCGCAGTCAATTGACGGAGATCATGTGGACAATGTTTTGTATGTGCCGGTTGGCATGATCCGCAAGATGACTGTGTTGCAGTTTGATGGCGTAGCGCAATGAGCTTGCGGTAGCATCGTTCTTCCTAGGTCTGGTTTCGTCGTCTCCTTCTCCGATTCCAGACCGGCGAAATGGCGCGCGCGGTTTGTTCTGTGTCGCGCCATTGCGCTTTTAGAACCCTGATACTAATAGGGCTATACAAATGATTTGCCTTATAGGTGGGTATCGGGCAGAATGTTCCTATCGCGGTGTAAGGAACCGCGTTTTAGAGAAGGACAAAAAATGTTCAAAGTGCAAATACATAAAAACGAAAAAGTTGGTTGGCGTGACAACGAGATCGGATTGACCAAACGGCAAGCCGACGCTGTCTGCAAAGACAAGACAGAACGTATGACTGCCAAGTTTGGTTGGTTGTTTCGCGTTGTTGAAGACACAACTCCGGTTCATTATGAATCATCAATGCACCTATCCAAAATGCTGAACAAGTAGTTGAAAGGAAGAACGTTCATGGAACAAGAAAGATTCACTATAAACAATCGCACGTATTTGATTGTTGAAATGAAAGTTTGCGACGCAGACATTGATGATTATACACATCGGGTAAAGTTGAAGCGCATCAGCAATGGACGCAGACATGACGCATACATAACTGTTGCCAATAATGAAGTAACAAATATCAGATTGATGACTGGTAAGTAATGAGTTTTCAACCGCGCCCCACATTCACGCCGGTGGAAACCGTTGTTTGTTCGCGATGCGACAAATACGTTCTTGAAGAAGATGCGTGTTGGCTAATGGCGGATCCGGTTTGTGGATCTTGCTTCACAGAAGGGAACACAATGACTGACCGCGAACATGATCTCGCGCTGAAACTTTTATCTGTTGATGGATACATTGCCTACCTGATGGCACGTCAAGATGGCAAGAGCCACGTGTATGCGATGCGCCAAGGCTGGTTGGCGCGATGAGCTTCAATGAAACCGTCGGTGGAAAACGTTTCACATCAGAACAAGAACTGATCAGGGAACTGCACAGAACACTTGATGTTGCTTGCGATAAACAAAAACTAGATAAACAACGTTTGATTGATGCTGCACGATCCATCGCCACAGAAGATGTTGCCGAATGGCACGTTCTTGTATGGGCTTGCGGTGGTGCACAAACAATGATGTACCGGAATCGCGATTGCGCTGTATCAAGAGCGTACAAAGGAACAACAAATACTGCTGTTGCTGATGATGCGTGTGGCAAGTGTGATGGCACCGGCAAATACATATTCAGTTCAGGTGCGGTTGGCATTTGTTACCAGTGTGATGGAAAGGGAAAAGAATGAAGCCTGAACAGATGATCAAGAACGCCATGATTGAACATGGCTCTCCGAATTGGGTGGCGTATGTGCCATCATCAGTACGCAAACAAGTACCGGCAGTTGTTATTGATGATCTACGAAAGAGCTTCGCCGGTATCAGTGCATCAGTCGCCAACAAGCGAGACACGAAGCATGATCTCATTGACCGGTGGTGTGTTGAAAACGTTTTCGCAATAGTGACGTTGGCAGAATTGGCACAGATAGGTAATTGCTCAAAAGAGTTTGTCCGGCAAAAAACTATTGACCGTCCTGACATTTTTCGTCGTGTGTCGCGATCATCGTATGAGATACGCGATCCCAAAGAAGACAGGCGACACTAATGATTTGGGTAGTAGTTCGTCGCAAACCGCTTGGACATGATGAGCCGGTGCAGGTTTGGGTGATGGCACAATACGGATCATTGTGGGAAGCAGAAAGAGCTTGCAAGATGTTCCGCGATGCGCACCCAACAAAGATGGTTGGCGAAGCAACGTTCACTGTTGAGTTGCTACAAAAATATTATTGCCAACAAGCCGTTGGTGGATAAGAATAAAACAATACCGGCGTAAGGAACCGGAGAAAGAGAGAAGGAAAATGAAAGAGAAAGAATTGTGTGTGGATTGCCATTCACGAGAGACAGAAGATGATCTGTGCGACCACTGTTTTGAAAAGATGGTTGTTGGTGAATGGGTGGCATTCCCCAAGATCGCGACACCGAAAGCGGGAAACGAAAATGACTAAGAAAACATACAAAGAACTAGCGCAAGATTATGGGCGCATCTTGGCAGACAACGAGGACGCAACCGTCGCTATCTGGCAGATCATTCATACAACGTGCAGAGCAATGCAGCACGATAACCCACGCTTTGATAGGGATCTATTTGAGACAGCAGTAAAGAAGGCAATGCAATGAACCCAGAGAATAATTATCGCAATTTGGCGTTCGCCATTGGCAAGCTCTTTGGTGTTTATGGTTGCGCAGGAAACGTTCCGCAATATGTTTTGATACATGTCTTTACGGAACATCTCGGCAATAACGACAAAGACTTCATGAAACAATTTGACAAATGGATCGTTGAAGCAGAAGTCAAGCACGCAAAGATGCTGGAAAAGAAAACGATACAGGCATTGACTGACATGATCGTATTGGGGAATGGCTGATGAACATAGTGACATACAAATTTGCGTATTGGATTATCGCTTTGCTGAATCGTTATGGGCATCACGCACCAATGTTCATCTTGAAAGCATTTGACAAAGTTTGGTTGTATGAGCGTGACGTGATTCCATTGTTGAATCAACATTTGATAACGGCAGATCAGTTTGACGTATTAGTAGATCGCCGGATTGCCCTGTGTGGCGCGATTGAACGAAAGATCTGTGGCGCGCTGGAACGGAAGTGGGCTGGCAAATGAAAGTTGTACGCCTACCTGATCACCCAACGTTCTTTGAAGTGCTGGAAAGGAAAGATCTATACGCACTGTTGCGGAACCGCGATACACAAGAAGAATTCGTGGTGTCTGAAAGAACGTTCAGATCATTTATACCAGTGACACACCCATGTATTAGAAAGGAACTGTGATGAATAAACAGAAAGCATCAAACATACTGACATTGAAGGGTGACGAACCGGCACTCAAACAGTTCGCGCGTGGCTTGTATGAGCTTTACGATATTGACCGCGATGGCGAAGATTGGTGGACTGCATACCAGTTCAGCGACGGATCATACGCAGACATAAATATCTACGCAAACGATAATGAGCCATTCACAATGCGCACAATAACAATTCGTGCTTACGCAGTAGATGATGACGGAATGATGATTACCGGAGACAACGTACTGCTTCTTACAAAACGGATCGCAAACAAAAACATGGAAGGAATGGAATGCGACTAATACAAAAACCCGAACACGGCACCCTTGAATGGTTGGTTGGCAGACAGAAAGACGAAAACGGCAAAGTGCTGTTGGGTGGTTCTGATGCTCCGGCTCTTATGGGTGCTTCACAATTCAAAACACGTGGCGATCTATACGTGGACAAGATAACAGCACCGGTGGTGGACACATCATTCAACATGGCTTTCCATCGCGGAAACGTTGTTGAGCCTGTCCTTGTTGCGGAAGCATCGCGCATACTTGGTATCTCATTGCTTACGCCGGACGTGATGTACCGCGAAGGTAGATGGAACATCAACAGCGATGGCGTGGACAATGCCGAATCGCCAACCGTGA